CAAACTTTATCTACTGCTTCATCATCTTCAAAAAGTTTTGATGTATCTTCGAACTCTGATTTATCATAGTTCCAGAAACCATCAACCTTGCGAATCTTCAATTTGAAGTTCGCACCTTCCCAGAAATCAAATGGATTAATTGGTGTTTCACCTTCAAACTCTGGTTGCATCGCTGCCATAATCTTATCAAAGATTTTCTTACCATAACGAAATAGAAACACTTTTCCATTATTCTCTGGGTGTTTGGGGTCAGACACTACATAAATGTTTGAGTAGTATTCTAACTTTCTCTTTTGTTTTCTTGCAGTTTCTTTATCAGACTCAAGACCAGTATTCCATAATGCACTATTATGTTCTGACACTGGGTCTGCTTTGTTAACAGTGGTCAAAGAGTTTTCGATGTACCATTTACCAGTAGGGCCTTGGAAGGCGTGTTTAAACACTTTTACCCAAGGTAATTCCTCACCATCTGGTGCAGGCAGAAAACGGATAGTCGCTTGACCAGTTCCAGTTTTATCTAGTTCTGGTTTCCACAATCTTTCATCCACATAGGATTTCTTTTCTTGAGGGGCACTTTCTGATTGAACTTGTGCAAGAAGTTTGTCCAACGTATTGGACTTGCGTAGTGTACTTACTGACATATTATTCTCCTTATGTTAATATATGTTATCGTATGTTTAAATATTTCACTTTATTCATAATATAATAGTATTTATAGTAACACAACTCAACGCATTTGTCAAGTCATATTTCGTAATTCCACCCATGAATATGGAAAGAATTCTGCACCAAATCTATCTATCTGATATGCAATTTGTCTTGTTTCCCATTGTGTATCTTCTGCACAACGCAGATTACATACTCTTGCGAAAGCCATTAACGTACCAGACCAATACCATTCGGTGTATAAGTTTTGTGGTAAAACCATTCTCGCTAACTCTGGTGCAACTCGTTCTCGTAACAAGTTTTCATATGTTTGTTTTACAAATTGCATTGTTCCAGATATATCGTACTCAACAGTTTCATGACTAGAACCTTGTTTTATACCACCCTCTGGACGCAATCTCCAGTTTTTAGGAATATAAAACTCTGGTTCGTTTTCAACGTATCTTCTAGATACTTCGTTCCATACCAAACCGACTTGGTGTTTAACCAGTTGTCTTGCAACAAAAATTGGTGCCTTAATATGAAACTGCATACTGCAATGTCCAAAAGGACTCCAATGATTGTGTTTTGCAAGATAACTAATTAATCTTTCATCTGATTCTTTTAATATTCCTTCAGTTTGTCCACCTTCTGGAATAGTATCCCACTCAGATTCTTTTGCAAATGACACACGAGCTGCATTTACAATTGTTAGGTCAGAACCCATTTTATCCATGAGTTTAACTCGCATTACCTCTCCTAACATATTCCTCACCTTCTTTTTGTGCTTCGTTGAGACTATCTCTGGTAAGGAACGCAGATAGTACACCATCATTGTAAAGTTCGGTATGAAACTTTACTGGGTCTGCAAGCAAAGTAAACGCAGGCCCTTTGTCGGACTTAGGTATAAGATACTTTGCTTGATAGACTTTATAAGTTTTATTGGACACGATTAAACCTCTTATAAGGTTTTTTGTATGGTGTCTTCATTGCAAGGTCTTTCACCCTTGCTGAGAACTCCTCGTTAGTTTTAACGAGTTCTGCATTATCGTACTCAAGTTTACGAATACTCTGTTTGAGTTCTTCAACCTTTGCACGATAAAAGTCACGTTCTTTCATTACTGATAGAACTTCACTTTCCATCAAACGACTCCTTTATTGTTTGCATTGTTACTAATCTACATGATTCTTTATCAAAAGTCAAGACCCCCAGATAGTCTTTGATTAGTTTTTCTTTCTGAGTCCATACATACTTTTCGTCTATATCATCATTCCAATATTTGCAATAATTCAATAGCTCTTCAAGGATACACATTGTTTCAAGACTAACCTTTTTTGCAAGGTGTTGTTTTAATAACAAAGGGTGTTGTCCTTCCTCGACATAGAATATATCATCAAATTTCTTTGCATTTGCAAACATCTGTGACAATTCATTTCGGTATGTATATTTTAAACTTTCAACTCTTTTTCTATAATCCAAATGATTTTGTTCATTGAAATCACCAACCCAACCTTTTGGATTGACAATAAAATTAGAAACAAAAAATTCCTTTGCATTATTGGATGTTAGATATTTTCTTGCTACTCTCGCAAAGAATGGTTTATCTTTTCTTTTAAGATAGGAGTCAACAGTAACTTTCGCTTTACCATTGTACTTGTTATAATCATAATCACTATTAAAGTGCAGTTTTAATGCATGATATATTTTGTAAGCATCATACGCTTCCATATTATTTCCCATAATCAAATTGGTAGTTGTGCAACTTTAGGTAAGAAGTTAAGATTTCTTGCATCAACCTCTACCTTCTCTTTTAACGACTTCGTAATAAGTGGTTTAATCATCTCTGGTTCTAATTCATACTTTTCACAGTAGTCTATCAGAGCATCAAGATATGACATCTCAAATTCTTTTACCTTTTTCTCTATTGCAATAGAGAACTTTTTAGGTGTCATCAATTTTTCGTTTACTTCATTATCCATAATTATACGTTTCCTACAGTTTTATTAATCGCAAATGATATACTATACCTTTTTTGTTTTGTTGTCAAGGGTGTAACCATATGTAACATCCAAACTGGAAATAAAATAAGTAAACTTTCTCTTGGTATTATGGATATTTCTGCACCATAGTATTCTGAGTTAATATTCCCTTTTGGTTTTATTGTTTTCTTTGTTGTGATGGCTGGGTCAAAAAGAACTAACATACCATCTATATCAGGCGGTATACCATAATGGAATGTTTCATTTTCATCCCATTCGTCAAGATTATTAATCTGAGTTAGACCTTTAGGATAATAAACTCCACTCCATAATGTATTTCCAATTCCATGCAAATGTGGTCTAGAATAACCACCAACATCAAAACAAACATTTGCCCATAAACTTCTTGTATCAGTATGTTCTACATTTTGATAACCACTTTGTTGCAATACTGGAAGTTGTGTTTTATGAATTAGTTCTTGTAATAGTTTAAAACTTTCATATTTGTTTTCCATACCCACCATAGATTGCCATGATGATGCATTTTTAGAGAATGTTCTTCTCCCCTCACCACTAGTACCTTGTGTCATTACCATTTCAGTATCTATATCATGAACAATTTGTTTGTTAAGTTCTTTAACAGATTCACCAAAATTTGCATAACCCATAGGACTTGGAAATACTGGTCTGAATTTTACCTCACTCATGTTCCCCACCTATGTCATTAGAATCAGTTTCAATTTTCTTTCCATTATACCATAAACTTCTACTACGACTAGGTGTGTGATATCCACTTTTTAAGAATAATGTTGGTTTACGTTTTGCAGTTTCAAATGTCATAACTGTTATAACAATAGCTGCAAGTATAAACGTATGTGCAATTGCAGTAAATCCAAAAAATGTGATACTTCCAATCCATAATGAAAATGACGTACACCATGTCCATGCAAGAATTTGAAGTATCATGTGTCTTGTCATATTGTCTGGGATATGTCTTAGTGGATTTCTGTCAGCGTTCATGACACCATTCCAACTATCGTAAATAAATTCTCGCATATCTATTACCTTTTCAAATGTTACTTTTAGTGGATAATGTGCATCCACAGAATCTCTAAAATCTATTGCGTCATATAAGTCAACGAAAACTTTGACAACCTTTTTATCTCTAAAATATCCAGTTATTCTGTACATTGACCTCTCCATAATTATAATAGTGCATCGGTAGGACTGTGGGTTCACCTACAACCGAAAGACCAAGATACCATTCTTGTTTACTTCCAGAACCTAGTTCCAATCGGTAGATTGATGTGACACAACGCATTTCTGCAACCATGCCTGAGTACCACCTCTAACTAGTCAAGTTCATATCTCTTGGTGAGATACTTATTCCTTGCACGATGCGATTTCGGCCGTCACCGAAAACCTTAAAATTCGTGGTGGTGTTTCTGTTTCCAAGTACACCACCGAACTCAGTACGATTAGGCAGCTAGTGCGTAATCAACAGGCGCAAAATCATCGTTTGCATTTAGTAGTTTTGACCAATAACGCAGTCATCCGATAGTTCTACTCTCCTCTATCTACGTCAGTCGAACCTATTTCACCCCCATCATAACTACTCTCATACAGTGATTCACTATCTCATCTAAGAGTAGTTATGGTGGAGGTGATGGGTACTGCCCCCATGTCCTGCCCGTCATTCGATTTGTATCAACAAACTATGTTCTATTTATACCAGATTATTCCTCTGTTGTCAAGTCTAACAACTCTACTTTTTCACGATTTGCAATATGTTCTTCTGCAATATCGTCTTTAGATTGTCCATGATAACGTACTGCATGGTGATTGTCTACTAGTAATTGATTAATATTATGTTCACCACCATACCAGAGTTCACCAAGTATTCTACCATATTTACCTTTACCATCTTTAAATGTCTTTAGAGTTAGGTCACCAGCGTTTGTCCACTTAGTCAAAAATGCAGATGCAGCCTTTCCATAAATCTTTTCCTCGTCATCAGATGTTCGTGATTCTGGTGTATCAATACCATACATTCGTATGCGTTGTTTTCGTAACCAAACACCAAACCCTAAGTCAATGTCCACATCAACTGTATCTCCATCGACTACTCTGACCATTTTACATTTATATTCGTACATTTAGTTCTCCAGTGATATATTAGTCTTGTTATTTTTCAGTGGTGCATTAAATTGAAACTTATCACCCCCAGCAATCACACACGCAATAGTGCCTTCTTTTATAATTTCAACAACACTAAAAGTACCAGTATTTAGATTTACTGAAACAATTACATTTGTTTTAATAAAAGACTTACCATCCATTGCAGCCGCAGTTCCTTCACCTTGGAAGTAGGGTAACTCCCCCAACGTATTACCAAGTATATCTTTAACTTTTTCTGGAGTTGTACAAGTCACTGGTTTTTGTGAATTGTAACTAAACTTTTCATGTTCTGCATATGCACTTGTTGTGAGAACAAAAGATAATGCAAATAGACTAAATATCTTCTTCATTTTTCTTTCCTTCTTCACTTTTCAACTGACCTATTTGTACCATGATATCTTCGTTTACACAATTCAATCTTGTAGGTAGAATAGAATTACCATACGCTTCAGTTGACTTTCTAAACAACCTTAGTTGATTATTTCTCGCAAACGTCATACATTCTTCTTTCCCTTCAAATACCATTTCTGGTATCCACAAAGGTGTTTCTGGTTTACCAAACGCATTAAGCTGCTGTGTCATTATTACTATTATGAACCAATTCATTTTCTTCTCTTTCCCAATTAGTAGTAAAATCATCAATACTTTCCACAAGTAACGGAAGATAATCGTGTTTGGTCTTTACAAATTCTTGTACAACACCATCTTCGGTCACAACTAGGATTACAATCTGATTGATTTCAATTCCAGTTCTTTCTTCAAACATTTCTGCATATGCAGATGCTTGAATATAGTAGGACTCATTCCAGTCATCGTTGCGTTCTTTCGTGGATGTTTTGAAATCTACAATAGATGGAATACCATTATACTCTGAGATACAATCTACTCGTCCTGCTACCATATATTTATCAGAGTACAACCCACACTCTTGTGCATAGATATTATTCACTTTTTGCATAAGTACTGGTTTGATTTGACCAAACAGTACATAAGGTAAAAAGTTCTTTTTATGTACTTCATCATCAAAATTATTATTGAGAAAGTCCTCACACATATGGTGGACTTTAGTACCCCTATGAGCAGCGGTTCTTGCAACATAGTTTGCAACATCCTCACCAACTCTTTTTCTCCACTCCATAAGACCTTGCATCTTACGTCT